GTGTGTGTGTGTGTGTGTGTGTGTGTGTGTGTGTGTGTGTGTGTGTTATATATGGTGTCGTCATATATAATAAAAAAAGATTAGTTTTAGAGTCCTTCTTTTTGAAGCTACATATAATAAATAACGATAACTGATGGCAAGCATTAACCTGTTTAACGAGCATTCAGTAGACAACCTTCATAGGCTAACTCAAAGGCAGAAGGATGCCAATGATAAGGAATGGTATAAGAGGAAGGCAGACCTGGTAGATAACTTTGGTCTATCAGGTAGAGGTAATAACCTGTTCAACTTCCATAATATAGGGGAATATAAGAGGAAGAAGGTAAACTATGACTTGTTCAATAATATACTAGATAAGAGTGAGCTAGGCTATATAGCTACTCAGTTTGAGGATGTGGGGGAACTTCCAGCAGATATATCTAATAAGGATATACTCTCTAACAAAATAAAGTTACTGATGGGTATGGAAGCTAAGATGCCATTCTCATATAGGGTGATAGCTACTAATCCAGAAGCTACTAGTAGAAGAGAGCAGACTGAAGCTAAGATGGTTAAGGAGTTTGTGACTAATGAGATAATGAAGCCTATAGACCAGATGCTCAAGCAACAACAGATGGAAGCTACTAAAGGTAGGCAACTAAGTCCAGAGGAATTGAAACAACTGGAAGCAGAGATAGCAGAGCAGAGGAAAGCCATGACTCCTGATGAGATATACAAGTACATGGCTAGAGACCATACAGACCCTTATGAAGCACTGAATAATCAGATATTAGAATATCTAATTAATACAAAGAATCTGTTTGATAAGTTTAACTTAGGATGGAAACATGCTTTGTTATCTGCTGATGATATATACTTTGTAGGCAGGCTTAATGGTGAACCTGATATAATACCAGTTAATGCCTTGTTCTTTGAATATGATAGAGATAGTAGTGCTACTATGGTACAGGATAGAGAATGGGCTAGGTATGAGTGGAGAATGAGTCCTTCACAAGTAATAGCCCAATATGGTAGTGAGCTTACAGTTGAAGAGATAGATAAGGTGTATGCTTATAATGAGAATCCTATGAATGTTAGTGATTCTATGTTTACCTTTGACCAGACTAACTTTGATGAAGGAGAGAGTTTAAGAGTAGCCCATCTAGTATGGAAGAGCTTAATGAAAATAGGGTTCTTGACTTATAGGGATAGAAAGGGGAAGCAGAGGATGTTGTTAGTAGATGAGAACTATAAGTTTAACAAGGGTGGTGGAGATATAAGGATAGAGTGGGAGTGGATACCTGAGACACATGAATGTACTAAGATAATGAATGACATTTATGTGATGGGTAGACCAGTACCAGATCAAGATAAAACTCTGGATAACCTATGGAATGCCAAGCTGCCTTACTATGGTTGCACAAGTGACAACCTAAACTCTGTACCTACTGCACTAATGGATAGAGGTAAAGTATTCCAATATTACTATGATATTATAATGTATAGGATAGAGCTATTAATGGCTAGTGATAAGGGTAAGATACTTGCTGCTAACATTAAGGCTGTACCTAAATCAGCAGGGATAAACACAGAAAGGTTTATCTACTTCATGGAAGCTAATAAGCTAGCCTTCTTTAATCCTAATGAAGAAGGTAATAAGTCAGGCCCAAGAGAGATATCTAATATAGCTACTGTACTAGATATGAGTCTAGCTAATGAGATAGACAAGTATATCTCTCTGGCAGAGTATATAGAGAGGAAGTGTGGTACAGCTATGGGTATTAGCCCACAGATGGAAGCACAAATACAACCTGATGAACCAGTAGGGAATACTAGACAGAATCTTGTGCAAAGTTCACACATAATCCAGCCTTATTTTCAAGCACATAATACAGTTAAGAGAGATGCTCTAACAGCAGTACTTGAGGTAGCTAAGAGTAGATATAGTGAGGATGATGCTCCAGAGGTACTTCATTGGGTACTTGATGATATGAGTTTGAAGATGCTATCCTTGAACCAGAAGAACAAGGATATGCTAAGGAATAGTAGAGTGGGACTATATGTAGCTAATTCTGCTAAGGATGAGGATGCTAAGAATGCAATAGTTAATCTAGCCCAGGCTGCTATGCAGAATGATAAGGCTACTCTGGGAGATATTATCAAGGTTATGAAGTCTAATAGTCTTCAAGATGTAGAAGAACAATTAGCTGTAGCTGATGCTCATGCACAGCAGAGAGAAGATGCTATTGCACAAAGACAGCAACAGCATGAGAAGGAAATGCAAGCTATGGTTGCACAGGCTGAGACTGATAGACATAAGAATGCTATTGATGAGATAATAACGAAGGCCAGAGAAGATAGGCAAACTAAGAAGGAAGTAGCAGCTATTACAGCATTAGGTTTTGCAGAAGATAAAGATGTGAATGATAATATTACACCAGATGTATTGGAAGTGGCTAAGATACAGGGAGACTTGGCTATTAAGGGCCAGAAGGCAGCAACAGAAGAGAGGAGTCAGTCATTGGAAGAGCAGAAATTTCAACATCAGAAGGCTCAGGATGAGCATCAGAAGAAGATAGATAAAGAGTATGTTGAAATTGATAGGAAGAAAGCAAGCAAACCTACTGGTCAAAAATAGGTGTTTGCTCTATAATCATTTAATCAAATAGTTCAGTTTCAATCTGAATAAAAGTTCAGTTTAAATCTTAAATTACAACAGGTTATGGCAAAGAATGTACTAGCTACCTTCCCACTTGACGATGGGGAAGAAAGCTTCTTCGGAGTAAAGGCTGATGCAGGGTTCAGCCAGAGTCACATAGACAAGATAATCAAAGAGGTAAAAGAGGAAGGAGATGTTACAGAGGATGAAGATGATGATGCAGGGGAGAAAACTAGGTTAGATGATGACAAAGCTAAGGCTAAGAAGGCTAAGGCTAAACCAGAGGATGAAGGTGAAGGTGAAGATGAGGGAGAAGAAGATGTGGATTTCACCTTTGATGATAAAGAACCTAGTACAAAACCTAAAGCTAAGTCAGATGAAGAAGACAAAGCAGAGAAGAAGAAAAGAGAAGCTGCTAAGAGAAGAGAAGAGATTGAGGAAGATGATGATGAGGAAGATGATGATGATAATAAGGATAAGAAGGAAGATGGAAGAGCTAAGGATACCGCTAAGCCTAAAGCAAAGGCTAAAGCTGATGAAGAGGATGATGAAGGAGACAGAGATGTAGATGAGGAAGAACTGAAGCTATTTACAGCTTTAGCTGAGGATTTGAAGGACAGGGGATTCTTTAAGGCTGTAGAAGTTAAGAAGAATGCCAAGTTCGATGAAGAGAATTTCTTTGAAGCTGTGGATGGTGAAGTAGAGGGTAGGGTACAAGAGACCTTTGAGGCTTTCTTTGAGGAAATGAGTGATGATGGAAAGAGGTATCTAAAGTTTCTTAGAGATGGTGGTAATGAGGTAGATTACATTAACCACATGCGTCAGCCCTTGGACTTTAGTAAGTTTGATGAGAACAATAAGAAGCATGTTGCTAATGTGCTTCGGTACTATATAACAAATGTTGAGCAATTAGAGGCAGATGAGCTGGAAGATAGGATAAAATACATACAGGAGAGCGGAAAAGAGAGGGATTATGCTACAAGATGGAATAATAAGCTAAAAGCTACACATGAAAAGAAGGTTAAAGCCATAGAGGATGCTGTAAAGGCTAAGAAAGCCCAAGAAGATGCAGATACTCTAGAGTTTAACAAGGAAATTAAGGAAGTTCTTGATAAAAGCGATGAAATTAATGGTATAGAGATAGCTGATAAGAAGAAAATCAACGACTATATCACTAAACCTACTGTAAAGGTTGGAAAGAACAGGTTTGTACCACAGTTATTTGTGGATATACAGAAGGTACTAGCTGCTAACACCCAAAAAGACAAGAGAAAGTGCATCCTACTGGCACAGATACTCACTAATGACTTTGATTTCTCTGATATAGTGGCAGAAAAGGAGACAAAAACCTTGAAGAAGGCACAATCTAGAGTGAAAGAAGCCAGAGTAAGTGGGTTTAAGGGTGGTAATCTAAGAACAAATGGTGTTAAATCATTAAGTGATTACATAGATTAATTAAAAATAAATAACAATGGCGAGACTAAACAACAAACTTATCACTAAGCAGATGCCTTGGCACGCTAATATGACAGAGTTAAACCACTTAGGGGCTGCTCTATTGGCTAAGCCTACAGTATTTGAGGGTAAGATGAACCAGTTATTTACCGCTACAAGATACTCTGACAATCCATTGTCAACACTTCTGGCAGGTAAAGCAGAGAAGACAATTACAACAACACAGTGGGAATGGGATATGAAGGGAGCTTCTGTAAGACCACTGGTACTTGTTGAGAATGTTGAGCCTGATAGTAATACTACACCGGGAAAATGGAAGCAGAACTTCAAGATGAAACTTGATGAAGACTGGTACATTCCAGGTGATGTTATCCATCCAGGTACTTCTAACAAGAAGTTACAGGTTAGGATACAGAGTCAATCATTCAAGCATGGTAATGGGCATATCTATGAGGTTAGAGGTATGAGTGACGACCCTCAATGGTTTATGCCACCACAATACCTACAGCCCGGACAGCAATGGGCTAAGTTGTTCTCACAGTATGAAGAAGCTGCTGAACAATCAGGTAGCACACAGTATAGCCTTCCTATTAGCTTGGCTAGCAGGATGGGTAGGTACAGAAAGAAATATCGTGTAACAGGTGATGCTGCACAGGAAGTTCTTGCTGTAAAGATACCCGATAATAAGGGTAGGCTGCATGATAGCTGGATTAAGTATGCAGAGGTGGAATACTGGGAACAATGGTATAGAGAGCTTGAAAGAGGCTACTGGTATAGCCGTAGTACAGATACTGTATTAGGTGCTAATGGTAGACCTATTTACTCTGGACCTGGGGTACAAGAGTACCTTGAGGATAGCCATGTACACTACTATTCTGTTCTTACAGCTAGGCTTGTAGAGGAATATCTTATGGATATTTTCTACTCTAGGGTTAAACCTGGGAAGGCTAGGCATATTAAGGGCTTTAGTGGGGAGTATGGAATGATACAGTTCCACAGAGCTATACAGGATTGGAATGAGAAGAGGAAAGGCTTTATTCAGGTAGTTGACCAAGTATTTATCAATAAGACTACTTCTGCCTATCATACTAATGCTTTGGAAGCAGGCTTCCAATATGTGAGGTATCGTATGGCAAATGGAGCAGAACTTGAGTTAATTCATAATCCGCTCTATGATGATAGGGAAATTAACTTTGCTATTGACCCTGTTACTGGGTATCCAGAAGAGTCACAGAGGATAACATTCCTTGACTTTAGTGGACAGGGTACAGACTTTGGTTCTGGTAACATTGCTATTATGCACAAAGCTAATAGCTTGAAGTTGGCTTATGTGTGTGGTTTGCAGACACCTTATGGCCCAGCTAACAAGGGACAGCAGGCACACTCTGGTGACTACTATGAGATGCACGTTCAAAAGCAGTGTGGATTACACATTGAAGATATAAGTAAGTGTGGAGAGTTAATCTTAGCACGAGCTTAAACAAGAAGGGGGATTCGTGTGGGTCTCCCCCTTTTTAATAGGTTGAAACTACAGGTACAGGTTAAACTACATATATGATTAAGACAGACACTTTGGTAGAGGTACGCCCTCTAGATACAGAGAAGTGGCATGGCAAGAAGGGTAAGGAGAACTTTGCCCAGCCAAAGACACTAGAAGTTCTTTTTGATAGGAAAACAGGTGGATATGCTACTGGACTTACACCTGAGGAAGCAGAGCATTATGGTAAGATACTAGGAGTAGACTTATCAAATGTTTTCAGTCCAGATAGTCCACATCCTTATTGGAGTAGTAAGGCTTCATGGATACCATTACCTAATCATACTAAGGTTTTTGATATGAAAAAACCTGCTGAGTATGTGAAGATAAAGAACATGAAGGCTTCAAGTAGGGTAGCTAATAGCTTAAAGGACTATGAAGATGGTCTATATCCAGAGGCTACTCACTACATAGTAGATGAGGTAGAAGAGATAGCTGGTAAAGCTATTATGGCTAATCATAGGAAAGAAGCTTATCTTATGCTGGATAAGATGACTGATACTGATAAGACTTCTATGATACAGATACTATCTAAGAAGAACCTCAAGGGTAGGACAGCAGACTTTATCAATGCAGAGATAGACGAGATACTGCTAGATAAAGAGAGATTAGAGCCTTTCTTGAGATATGCTAAGATGGGTAGAGAAGAGGTCAATTTAAGAGCTACATTACTGGTTGGTCTATCACAGAATGTACTTACTAAAGAGGGAGAATCAATATTCTATATGAGTGAGTTACTAGGTATAGATATTGACCAAGCTATTAAGTGGTTTAAAGACCCAAATAATCAGAAGCTTAAAGTGGCGATATTGGATAAAATAAAGTAACATGACTATTAGGGAGATGCAATTTGACTTCAAAATGAAGTACAATAGTGTAGATAGTCAAAGAGATGAAGACTTTGAAATCCCTGAGATGGACTGGTTACTTAATGAAGCTCAAGAGGTATATGTTAAGATGAGAGCAAATCCAAAGATAGGTGCTGAATATGGATTTGAGGTTAATCAGAGAGGTATAGATGATTT